GTAATACTTTAGAAGATTCTTCTGCAGGTACCATTTCCATTTGATAATAATCTCTTTTAAATGGAATTACTTGAACTATTGGAGTACCCTTTTCAATAATTCCTTTAAAGTTTTTTTCAATATGAAAAGAAAAATGACCATCAGAAATAAAACCATCTGTGTCAATTAATCCAGGAACGGCTCTAAATGGAGTATCATCTCTATGCATTGGGTGAACAAATAGACAACTATATCCTTTTTCAGTGCCAACAGAATAAAGTGGGAGAACTCTAAATAATTGAGAATGATATTTACTTTTATCTATAGGATAATGGCTTACTTGTTCTGGACTATGAGTTGATATAATATCTTTAGTCATAAATTTAATTTGTTGTGGTAAAGAAATTTCTAATTTTTCTGGATTAGTTGCATCAACATAGACATCACATGGCATTTTAATAATATATCCAGCAGTCATTGAATCAAATATAGGCATACACCTTTTAACTGTTGATGCAGAAAATCCTTTTTTTAATGCTTCTTCTTCATTTATATATGCTGGTTGTTTTTTATACCATTCTGGAACAACCTTTGATGCTGGCTCTGGAATTGGAGCAAAGTCTGTGTCTTTGCTAAATGGATAAAATTTAATTGTTGACATAAAACTCCCTTATCTTGTTTACAATTATATCATCAGCCTCAAACTCTAAATTAAACATTGGAGATAGTCTTTTAATTCTACCGTATTCTTCATCTATCATGTGTGATCCAAAACTTGAAAAATTAAAAAAAACCATTTCAGGATCTACATATTTATTGTCAATATTATATTTTTTAGTTATATATTCTTTTTCTTCAATAATAAATGGAGAATTTTCTGGCTGTTTTATCTTAATTGTAATATTATCTTCATCTAAAAACCAGGGGATATAAAATCTATAAACTTGATCAAACTTATTACCAGCAATATCTTTTTTTCGATCTGACATGTAAAATTGTCTCATATGCGGTCTATCCAATGCTTTTAATTTATTTTCAAAATTCATTTTTAATAAAAAAATTTCTGCATGATTTATTTGTTGCAATACCACTTTATTATTATCAATGCTAATTAATTTTGGCTTAATATATAATTTTTCTACATAATGATTGATTGGTTTAATAATAGAATTAGCATATTCACCTTGTAAAACATATATATATTCTAACCAGTCTGGACGAATATTAGAGTTTTGATTAATATTTATAAAAGACTCTGTAAAAGACTTATACCAAATATTAAAGTGTTTATCTGTATTAACCATTTACTATATACTTACTGTATCTATTGGCCCCTTGCAAGAGGGAGAATACTCAATTGCTGCAGCAACTGCCTGCCTTACTCTATTTCTTGCGTTTTTTTGTTTTTGTGTTGAATATAAAGATCCATAAGCATATGCTGATCCAGACCCTATGCATAAATATGGCTGTTGATATTGTGTTAATGACATATCTATTGCATTATGTTCATATATTCTGCCACGAATACAAATAATCATTCCAAAATCTGCATCTTTAGTTGTATCTACCCACCAATTTTCATAAAAGGTTCTAAGTGATTTTATAAATTTAGTGTACATAAATTTATCTAAATTTCCTTCTGGCATTGGTGGTTTAAAATTATGACGAATTCTTTCTCCATCCATTGTTCCTGCATAACCAAAAAGATAGGGTCCAGTTTTCCAAACTTTAGGAGCAACAATAGCCATAATATTATCATCATCTGATGCCCCACGATCACCAGCCATAAAAATTTTATTATCTTGTTTGACTACAGCAATACATGTCATTTTTTATCTCCAATATGCTTTATCTAGTATATCATTAAACATAAAAAATTACAATTCATGTATATTTTTATGCTCAAAAACTAAAATATCAGATTTATTTAAGTTATAAAATTTTTCTGGATCTGGTAAATAATCGTATGATTTTGAAATTAATGTTATGGCAAATCTATTTTCATATAATTTATTATTAAAAAATGTTTTATTATTATTTTTTACCATAGAATAAAATTTTTCAATAGTGGAATATACATGGGTTTCGCTATTCGTTGTTAAATTAATTGCAAAATCAATTAACCAATCATTATTAAAATTATCATATAAAAATTTTATTCCATCCAGCATTTGTGGACCATTAATTAAAAAAATATAAGCATGTGCTTGATCTATTAAGATATCAGGATCTAACATTTTAATTATGTTAAATTTTTTAAATTCATCATGAACTATATCATCAAATGTACCTAAAAAAGTAAAACTAGTAAAATTATAAATAGAATTTGTTATTGTAGAAATAACAGAGTTTGGCCCAGAAAGAACTGAAAAATTTTTATTTGTTTTTATGCACATATGTTTTAATAAATTTCCTGGCTCTAAAAATACAGAAGACCCTTCATCCGAAAGACATAATATTTTATTTTCTTCAGATTTTTTTATTAATTCTTCACATATGGCTTGAGAATAAAAAAAATTATCTTGTAAGTTATATTGATATATTTTTGCTTTAACATTAATTTCTGGAAAATAAAAATTATTTTGTTTAATTTTATTATAGTTATTAATAAAAAAATCAAACTCCCGTTGATGTTCTATTAAAATAATATCAGCATTATTGATATGCATTATATTATTTAAAGAAATGTCATATGGATTTCCAATAGGCATGGAGCCAAAAACAATATTTGTTTTAAATATCTGGTTATCCATTATAACCTTTCTAAAAATAAATTATTTTATTGTCTGTCCACAAGTTTTACAAACTTTTTTATTGCTATTAACATTTTTATTTTTTAAAGATGTTTGCTTAAGAGATGATCCAAATTTAGGTCTACCAAACCCTACAATAGAAATCATTACGCCTTTTTTATTTTTCTTATAGGCACGAAGTTTTTTACAAACCTCACCACCATTTCTTTGACTTCCTTTTGCATCTCCAGAAGTATTACCCTCAACACACCAAACTGTGCCATCCTCATTGTCTTTAACAACAATTCCGACATGAGATATGCGATCAACACCATCTGAGGGGAAATCAAAATAAGCAACATCTCCTGGCTCAGGATCAGCAACGTCTCCATCAATCCATGCATTCTTTTTCTTAAATGCTGCTGCTCCACCTGGAGTGTAGACAGTGTTTGGAACTTTGACTCCCGCTTCGTTAGCGCACCACATCACAAACGATCCACACCAAGGTTGGAAATTAGCCTTGGTGTACGCTCCGTATTTTGTCTCGTTATCTTTTGGACCTTCTACAGTCCCTACTTCTGCTAGCGCTATTTCAATAAATTTTGCTGCTGTACCTTGTTCTGCCATGTTTATTTATCCCAATCAGTATCTACTGGTTGTTCTTCTGGCATTGCGCCATCTGGCTTTGCTAATCTACGAGCCTTAGCATCATCAATTTCTGCTTCTAATTTTTTATCTGCTTGTGTATTTTTAGCATCCATTTCTTTGTTTGCTAATTGTGCTTCCATAACATCTTTAGCACCTGACTGACCAATTAAGATACCTGCTAATGTTCCAGTAATAAAAGTTGCTACGCTACCAAGAACATTAAAAAACATTTTATCATTTTCTGATTGTCCTGTTAATGGTTGCTCAACAAAAATTAAAGCATATAAAATACCCATTGTTGTAAAAAATAATATTGATCCTAAAGTAAGACCTAGAAGAAATTTTAACAATCCATCTAGTTCTGCTTGCGTTCTTCGTTTAGCCATTGTCTGTTTCCTTTACTAAGTCTTTTGTGCATGTTCCGCTTGCTTCACAAGCAGGAGGATTACACTTTGCTTCCTTCCACATTGCTGGGTCTTGACACTCATATCTATAACGACTTGAGCATGCTGAAAGGCTTAATACAAGTATACCGCAAATTACGGCGGAAGTCAATTTTTTCATAACATCATTATACTATATTTTAGTAAAATGTTATTACTCTTCTTTTTCAGCCTTTTCTCTGATGCCTATAGTCATAAACCATAGGGCTACTGACGCTAGAGTTACATATCCAACTACTGTTTTTGCGCTACCCTCAAGTACAACCCATGCTACGAAAAATCCAAGAAATGTGAAATTTTCGCTAAGAATAGCAATTATCCTCTTCTTAATCCATTCCATGTGCTTATTTTACCCCCTTATTCTTAGTATTGAACTACCAAGAATTACCTGTCCAACTAAAACGGCTGCAACAAGTACTTCCTTGGCTTTCTGCCTTTCTTGTGGTGACATATCAGCACCTATGTTTGCAAGTGCTTTAAATACTTCACATTTTTGTTCCTCTGACAAACCTTCAATAGCCTCGTCTGGATTGAAACATCCAACTATGGCTCCAGCCAATGCTGCTGGACTTTCTAATGTTAAAAGGGCTGATGCCACTTCTGCAGTAATAACAACAGGATTACCATTAGCATCTTCTCTTACTTCTACTGGTATTTGTGGTGGGAGATCACGATATTCAAGTCCCGCTGCTGCAATGGCTGATGCTTCAATTGGAGCGCCTTCTGCTGCTGTAACCAATGCATCTGATAATAAATCTTTTTCTGCCAAAGTAAGACTTCCGTCTTCAGATAATACTTCTGTTAAATTTGCGACCTCAGCATTTGTTATTTCTCCATCTTCAGAGAGTGCTTCTAATACCGCTTCTGCATCTGAAGCAGTTAAGTTGCCATCTGCAATTAATTCGCTAACTGCTTCTTGTATTTCTTCAACTGATAAGGTATCATTATCTTGTGAACTTTCATCTGAATCATCCTGAGTTTCTTCGGAACTACTATCTTGTTCGTCGGTGGATGAAGACTCATCAGATTCAGGTGTATCCGTATCTTGAGATTCACCATCTTCAGAAGGTGTCTCATCGGCAGGATCTTCAGGGGTTGGTTCAGTCTCTGCATTATCCTCTTCAGTTGGAGTGGTCTCGTCTGGTTGAGTTTGTTCGTTGTTATCAACAGGATCATAAGAAGGAGCAGAGCCACCGCCAGCAGTTAAGTTAGAACTTTGTGGGGCAGGTATAGAAATAACAGTCTCAGTATATTGACTTACAGGTCCAGACCAGTTAGCAACTCTAATAGTATAAGTAGCACCCTCTGTTAAACCAGTTAATTCAATAGACTCTGGAGCACCATCTGTATTGTATGTTCCACCAGCATATGGATTTGCTGCATCTGGATCATTTGTTATTACTTGATAAAACCATGTATTTGCTGTATACCCTACTGGTAATTCAGGTGCAATTGTTACTGTCGTACCTTCAACCACTGGTTCTGCCAAAATCGGAGCAGGAGTTGGAATATTATTATTTATAGCAGATGTTAGTTGACCTGCTTTAGTATTTAATGTTGATTCAAGAGATGTCTTTGTTGATACCGCTGAGTTTACGGTATTGGTTAAAGATGTTGTGTCGATTGCATTTATATTAGAAGTGTTTGTAGTGTTTTGAGCAACTACTGGAGTAAGGCTTGAGTTTAATTGTGCAATGGTTGCATTTGCTGAATCTACTGCTGCCTGAACTGTTTCTGTGTTTGGATCTACATAAGGGGTAAATGCCGCACCTTGACTTATTTGTCCAGCAAAGCCTGCTCCAACATTAGTATCTGTAATTGCAGTTACTGCTCCACCAGTTGTTTCTCTATAATTAAATCTTGCTTGATCTGGTATTGGTCCATTAGCAGTTACACCTGCTATCCATGCTCCATTATTAGGATTAACATCAGCATTAAATCTAATTTGAACCATTTGTGTAGAAGCATCTTGTTGTGGAAATGGACGAAGGTCCCAAGCAATATCTAAACTTGTTCCAGTAGTTGCATAAGTAATACCTGTTCCTGTACTCCAAGTTGTCCAGTCCCATCCTGCTATAGATACAGATGGTGCGTTAGGAGTTTGCCAATATACATAGCCTTCATTTGTTCCAAATGTTATAGTTGCATTAGATCCAACATAAACATTGTTATAAACAGTGCCACCCATTTGCATTCCGAATGGAAGATTCATTTGAACACCAGCATCGTCTACTCCAGCAAGTACATTTGTACTAGTTCCTATAGTTGCCTGTAAATTATTTACTGCTGTTTGAGCAGCATCAATGGCAAGGTTTGCTTGGGTTAGTTCGGTTTGTGCAGTAGATTGTGCTGTAGACGCTTCTGTCTTTGCAACAACGGCTTCAGATATTGCTGTTTGAGCCTGAGTTATTTGTGTTCCTATATTATTTATAGCGGTAGTTGCAGTAGTTACTGTATCCTTTGCATCTTGAACTACCTGAGAACTTTGATCTATAGGAGTAACGGCTAGGTCAATATTATTAATAGTATTAATAGAAGTTTGAACATTAGTTATTTCTGCATTAGCAACAGATATCTTTGAGGCTATTTCTGCAACAATTGGTTGTGCTTGAGAGTATTCGGTTTGTGCTTGTGATACCTCTACTGCAGCATTGTTTGTGGCTGTAATAGCCTGCTGAACCTCTGTAGTGGCGGTTGCAAGGGCTGTGTTAACTGCTTGTTGAGCAGGACTTACAACAACTTGTTCTGAGCCACCACTATCCGTAGCATAAACATTTTCAGAACTAATAAATAAAGATAAAACTGTTGTTAATAATACAGCAGCAAAATACAAAAATAATTGTTTTTTTAATGACCCTCTCTTCATTATAGGACTATTATAACATTTATATTCAAATATTATAATAAAAAAAGAGGGTAGAAATTAATCTACCCTCTAATTTTAATTAGAAACTATTTCTTTGCAAGAATTAATTTCTGTAGTGCTTGAATTTGTTTATTGATTTGTGCAATCAACGCAACAATTGCTTTTAATACCTCAGCATTTGATACTGCACCTGAAGCATCTACAACAGAGTATGCAACAGTCTTTGCAGAATCAGTTGCTACATATGCTGGCAGATCTACGATCATATTATATGCTCCAGCAGTATTGCCTACTGTGAATTTAATTGATCTTGATCCAGCGGTATCAAATACATCAGCAGATGTTGGAGCAGAAACTGCTGTCAACTGTCCACCTGAAATTGCTACCCCAGCACCTAGAGTTGCAGCGCCGTGAACTTTAGCACCATTTACGTCGGTTGCTGAAATTGTTAGAGTTGCAATTTCTCCAGCCTTATACTCTTTCTTATCAAGAGTTGCTGTGTATTTATCAACACCGCCAGCACATGCTGCTACAAAATCATTTGAGTAGATTACAGAAGCATCTGAGTGTGTATATTGTAGGCGTATTGTTGATGAACCTGATGTTGAAGCACATGTCCATCCACCTGTTTGAACTGCTGTTGCAGATGATGCGCCACCTACAGAAACAGAAGTTACTTGTGATGTGTACTTGGTTGTATCAGCAGTTGGAGTAACTCCAGCCAACTGATTACCAGCAGAATCTTTGACTACAAAGTCATAGGTTCCTGTACGTGCTCCATTAGATTGTGCAATGTCTACTCCAGTTACTAGAATAGATGCTGCACGACCTGTAAAGTTAATGGTCTTTGTTGCAAGAAGTGTGCCATTAAATGTAATTGTTACTGTTGTATTTACTGGCTTATTCTCATTTGCAGTTCCTTGAACTACATATAGAACTCCAGCAGTACCAGTTTTGGCTGCTGCATTTACCTGTGTAGTTGGAGCAGCATCCCATGCTACTACCGCACCACCAGTTGCGCTTGCTTGAATTACACCGTTTGTTGATAATTGTGCTGCATAAGCATCCATTGCACGGACGTTAATATAGCCTGTACCAGTATTGGTTACACTAGTTGCGGTTGCAACATCTGCACTAGTTGTTAGAGTTCCTGCTGTTGATGTATCTTGTACACGAACATAAGAATCTGCTACTGACAAAACATTTGTCTTTGCAGTTGATGTTGCGTAGATTGTTTTAATATCTACTACAGAAGTGGTTGATCCAACCTTTTTCTTTTGTGTTACAGTTACAGTTCCTGCACCATTAACAGTTAACTTAACGTTTGTTGGTAAGTTTACTGCTGCAGTAGTAGTTGCTGTAAATGTAAAGATTTTTCCTAAACTGGTAAGTGTTACTCCAGTAGGGTTTGATCCTGCTGCTGTGTAATCAGTAAATGTAGCAGGTCCAGAGATTTCCAACGACACGTTGTCATCTGCTGTTGCAGCAAGAGCCTCAGAAGTAGTTAATGCAACAACTGCATTTACTCCAGCCTCTGCCTTAGTTGTGTCTGCTAATACCGTTACGCCACGAGCACCGTTAGCAAGACTATCGGACAAAACATATCCGTTAGTAATTGCTGCTGATGCTTGAGGAATAGCAACAAAGACTGTGCTTGCCAACGCTGCAGCGGTAACAAGTGCTATCTTTTTTAATGTATACATATTTCTCCTATTTTCTTTTATATTAGATTGAATCTATCTAGATAATCTTTTACATCATCTGGGATAGGTTTATATTGTATCACGTTATCTGGAAGTTTGTCAATTTGTTTAGGTCTATCTCTAAATGTATGAACTTCAACTTCAAGATTTTTATCTCTTGGGGTATGTGATATTGCCCCAAAAACTGCGCCACACACAGCATCCGCTAAGTCTTTAGATTTTTTTCGTGGATGGTCAACTCTATCATTTTTCATAATTTTTAATTCAGTTAATTCTTCATATAATAATTCGATAGACGGCATTGCCAATCTTTCTTCATAAACTAACATAGCCATATCTTCGTAGTGTTTTTTTGCTACAGATACGGTTTCTGTTCTCATTCCAACAGCCTGTAGTTCATTTTGAATATCAAAAGATTGCCATCTATCAAAAGATACTAACCCTATATTAAATCCAACTCTACGCAAATTTTGTATCCATTGTTTTACTTCAGATAAATTTACTGGTCCCTCTACTTTTGGTTCCCACCAAGCAACTGCATCTACAACTACAACTGGAGATATTTGCTCATAATCTTTAATTACTTGAACATTTACCCATTTGTCTACATGTGCAATAGCAACTGCACACTTGTCATGTTTTTGTGCTAAGTCTGCATGAACAAAATATATCTTTTCTGTATCTGGTTTAAACGATTCATCAAACCTTCTAAATTGATCTAATGGATTTCTTAATGTCATACATGATCTAACTTTTTCAGATTGTTTAAAAAATGCATCAGAAGAAAATGTAGGAACACAAGCAAATCTCATCATGGCATCTCCCAAGTCATTCATAAATGCTACTTTAAAATCATCTATGTTCCTAGTAGGATTAACATCCCATGTACATCTTTTTAATGCAAATACCCCTGGATATTTATAAGATTTAATATGATCTTCGTCCCACTCAATACTAAATTGATTATCTTTTTCATTATCGTCTAACAATGGATTGATAATAAATGTATGTTTTTTTGATATAACTTCTTTATCTGCAACAACACTATCATAATGTTGTGAAATAAAGTCTCCAGGAAAACGAGGGAAAGAAAGTAAAACAACTTTGCCTAAATCGGGAAAACGAGAATCTACGGTTCCTCTAAATGCTTTATATATATTGTCTGCTGTTTTCCCTTGATCATTACCAGTTCCAACTTCTGTTGCAAAACCAGATATCTCATCTAATACTGCAAGCATGATATTTAAACCCTCATGAGATTCTCTTTCTGAGTGTCCAGAATAAACAGTTATAGACTTATCAAATTCAATTGAATCTACTTTTGCATTATATTTACCCGCAAACCAAGGGGACTTTTCAATTTTTGTTTTAAAACCTTTAAAAA